CGTAAAAAAACCGGTTATGATCAAGAAAAAAACAAAGAAAGGGTACTAATATGATAAATTTCAACAAAGACAGCTACGGGCAAGAGATCCGGGTCAATTTCGGGCAATCGTTAGTCGGCGCAACTTCCCTGAAAATGAAATTCGTACCAAAATCAGGGCAAGATATTGATGTGACCGCAACGCTTGGAACATCGAGGGTGGCGGTGGGTGATGAATATTACGAAATAAATGAGTATTTGGAATATACTGTAACTGACGGCATGTTTGATGATTACGTGGGATTGTGGAAAAAGAAAGGAACTGTACTATTATCCGGAGCCGGTATTTCAACAGAACTGGAATTATTCAGGGTAACAGGGCAAGAAAGTATTGCAACCAGGTACCCATGGTGAAACTCTTACAGGTTTAAAAAATGAATGAATTAATAGCACTTTTAACAGTCATTCCCTACGGCGTGGAAATAATGACCGGAATCGGGACACTGACAGCCGTTTGCACGGTATTGCATCCAGTGGCAAAACTGGTTGTCAATAAAACGAGTTGGACATGGGATGACAACGCACTAGCAACGACAAGCAAGACATTGAAAAGAATCAATAAATTCACTGGAATTTTCAAACGATTCAGCTTGATAAAATAATATGAAAGAGGTTACTGTCATAATCCCTTATCTCAGGGACCACTTGATAGAGGGATGTGTTAAGGCAGCAATTAAAAATGCGGGTATTCCATGCGATCAGTTTCAGGTCATAGCAAAAAGAAGTGACACGTTATCCCACGGATTACCAGAAAGGGAAGACAACATTTTACGAATAGTGGAAGCGGTCAACCGTATTATTGAAGGAAGTGAAAGCCGGTGTGTTTTAAGTATATGTGATGATCAAATCCCGCAGCCTGGGTATCTTAAATATGCACTTGAAGCAATGGAAACTTTGCCAGGTGGCTGGGGAGCTGTATATTGCACAGATCCAGATGGATTAATGGGTCCGGTATTAATTGACCGGCGCATGATAACAGAATTTTTAAACGGGTATTTTCTTCACCCTGGATATACTCATTGTTGCTCTGATTTAGAGCTCTATGAGAGATTAACAGCAAGCGGGCGATTTGTTAAAGCTCCAAAGTCAGTGATAGTGCATAATTGCTGTTTTGCTGATAATACAATTGAAAAAGATTGGGTGCATGAAAGGTCTTATGATCCGGTAAGACGGGCAACGGATCATGTATTACTGAATAAAAGAAGGGCGCAAGAGTGGGGTAAATATCCAGATAGAAAACCAGTTCCAAAGATTTGCATAGGATTACCAACATCAGGAATCACAAAGACAGATACAACTGGGTGTTTAATGGATCTTGCCGTTGCAATAAAAGAAAAGTACGGTTCTTATAAAAAAATCATAGCTTGCGGAACAGTTGAACAGGCAAGAAACTTGATTGTTGATGAGTTCCTAAAAACAGACTGCACACATCTTCTCTTTGTAGATTGGGATGCAACATTCCCGGAAAAGTCCGGCGAAGTTCTGGAAAATGCAGACAAGCCAATCATAGGTTGCAATGCTGCAAAGAAGAGATCAGGCGATCCAGTAGTTGAAAGAAACATTGAAGGTGAACCGCTAAACTATATCAAACACGATATAGAACAAACTGATTTCGTGGGAATGCACGTTACAATGATTCAGCGGGAAGTATTTGGAAAAATGCCTTGGCCCTGGTTTGAACAGACCGTAATCAAGGAAAAACGGGTTGTAGTTGGTGAGGATCTTTCTTTCTGCAGGAAAGCTCATAAGGTTTATGAATCAGAAGTGTGGGTCCACAATCGGTTATCAATGGAGGTCGGGCATATTGCCGAAGAAGTAAAAACGCTTATCCCGCATATCAAGAAACAGATTGAAGACACGAAAAAAGATGTTTATATTAACGAGCTGCGGAAACTTAAAGAGGGTTTGAAATGAGGTTTCAGGCACCTCTCGTATATTGTAATTAAAGGAGAAGTGGAAAAATGAGCATTGACGCAAACTTTACGGATACGCTATGAAGGGAAAAGAAAAACACGAACATGCTATTCTCGAGTACCTAACCAACCCTGACAATGAATGGTTAGACCGGGAGCATCTTGCGTCAGAAGTATGTGGAGTAACAAGGCAGACTCTCTACACTCATTTTACCCCAACAGAACTACAAGACATTGAAGCGAAAGCATTGGAACTAAGACGAACACACTACGCCGCCAAACTATCCAGAGTTGATCAGTCTCTTCTTAAATCAGCAGAGAAAGGAGATACAGCAGCGGCCAAACTTGCATATCAGCGATTTGAGGGATGGAGCGAGAAGAACAGAACAGAATTAACCGGCAAAGACGGCGAACCAATCAGAACCATTACCAGAGTTATTATTGATCCAAAAGATAAATGAATCTAGAAATAGAAACCCCAAGGTGGGCGAAACCATTTGAACAGCCATCAAGATATAAAGGCGCATTCGGTGGCAGGGGTTCTGGAAAATCACATGAATTTGCTGGCAGAGTAATAGATCAATCGCTATCAGGTAAAAACATAGTCTGTGTTCGTGAAATACAAAAATCGCTTACTCAGTCAGCGAAGAAACTAATTGAGGGAAAGATCGAGCAGTTTGGAGTAGGAAAGCATTTTGAAGTCCAACAGTCTCTAATCAAAGGACCAGCGAACAACCTGATAATATTTCAGGGTATGCAGGACCACAACGCCGAATCAATCAAATCTCTTGAAGGTTATGACATAGCATGGATCGAGGAGGCTCAGTCATTATCAGCCAGGTCGCTTGAACTACTCAGGCCAACAATAAGAAAAGAAGATTCAGAAATATGGGCGAGTTGGAACCCACGTTTTGAAACCGATCCAATTGATGAGTTATTAAGAGGGGATGACCCACCGCCGGATTCATTGGTTATACAATGCAATCATGATGATAATCCTTGGTTTCCTGATGTACTCAAACGAGAACTGGAATATGATAAGCGAAGAGATCCGGAAAAATACCAGCACATCTGGAGAGGCGGATATCAGAAAAACTCAGAGGCCAGAGTTTTCAAGAACTGGAAAGTCGAAGAGTTCGACACTCCAAAGGATGCAATCTTCAGACTTGGTGCTGACTGGGGATTTTCTGTTGATCCGACGGTCCTTGTCAGGTGCTTTATTACAGGGAGAACCCTGTTTATTGATCAAGAGGCTTATGAGATAGGATGCGAAATAGAAAATATTCCATTGCTGTTTCAAGAAATACCAGACTCGGAAAAATGGCCAATTGTAGCAGATAATAACAGACCTGATACAATCAGTTATTTACGCAGACATGGATTCTCAAAGATTTACGGAGCAGCCAAAGGCAAAGGATCAATTGAGGAAGGAATCGAATGGTTAAAGAATTATGATATCATTGTTCATCCAAGATGCAAACACACTATTGACGAACTAACTTTATACTGTTATAAAACAGATAAAGACACCGGAAAAGTGTTGCCGATATTGGTTGACAAGAAAAATCATGTTATTGATTCTCTGAGATATGCGAACGAAGGACACAGAAGGGCGGCAGTAACAACCAACACAACAGAAATTGAATACGACTCCGAATGGGACTAAATGACTTTACCTGAATGTCCAAAATGCCATAGTGGCGCTGATTGGTTTGCCGGTGGTGTATGCCATAAGTGCGGATACAGAGGTAAACCGTTGAGCATTCAGATTTGTGATAAAAAGGTAAAGACACCAACAATATCAGAATCAAAGTACGATGAATTAATAATGGCGGTAGAACGCAAACACCCAAACGAGACCAGGCATGAGACTGCATTAAGATATATAAAAGAAACAGAGCTAAGAAGCTCAGAAACAGGTCAAGAGAAAACAAACAAACCATGGATGGTAAATGTTAACCCATAAAGAAGTATTAGAACGCCGGGAAGCATCAGAAAACGCCGAGAGAGATCAGCGCCGTTATGCTATCAGGGATCAAATCTTTGTGGAGAAAGAAGGCGGTCAATGGGATGAAGAGGCCAAAGAAGCCAGAGCAAAACGTCCTAGATTGACCGTTGACTTGATATCAGGCGCATTAGATCAGGCAATCGGCGATCAAAGAGAGACAGAAACCGCTGTCAAAGTAATTCCGAAAAGAGAAGCATCTGAAGATACCGCAAAGATTTATACCGGCTTACTCCGCAACATCGAAGAAGAATCCAACGCTCAAGATATTTATGACGCAGCATACGATGAACAATTAAAGGGAGGGATCGGTGGATGGAGAATTCTAACAGAATGGGACCCGGACAATCCTTTTGTTCAGAAAATTGTCATGAAATGGATTCCCTCAGCAGCTTCGAGTTTATTCGGCGATCCGGATGCGGAAGAGTACAACAGATCGGACGGAGAATATTGGTTTGTGGCCTCATACATTCAAGATACAACATTCAAGAAACTTTACCCAAAATCAAGAGTAGAGGGCTTTTTTAAAAGGATCTATAACACTCTGTGGTATAGAAACAACAAAGTCCAGCTTTCAGAATTCTGGTATAAAGATTCATATAAAAAGAAGGTTGCTTTATTGTCAGATGGCCGGGTAATTGATATCGAGGAAGAGAAAGCGGTCCTGGATGAGTTAGCAGATAAAGGAATAAATGTTGTCGAAGAAAAGACCGTTGATTCGCACAAAGTCAAAATGATCAAACTCACCGGAGTTGAATTTCTGGATGACTGGTCGGACTGGGCTGGAAAATATATCCCGATTGTTCCGGTTTATGGCAAATGTGCAATCATTGAAGGTCAAAAATTCTGGCGTGGAATGGTAAGGAAAGCTCGTGATCCTCAAATGATGTATAATTATTCGGTATCTCAGACAGCAGAAACAAGCGCATTGACACCGAAAGACCCTTATTGGTTTACAATGGCTCAGAGGGAAGGGCATGAACAGACATGGAGAACATTTCCTAAAAAGAACACTCCATTTATGCCGTACAATGACCCGACAGGAACGCTTGGCCCACCAAGACGAACCGGCGCGCCTTCAATCCAACAGGCTTTATTAGCTCAGACAGCCCAGGCCAGGTCAGATGTACACAGCACAACAGGAATAGAACCAAGCTCAAGAGGTGACAGCCCAGAACTTAAAAGTGGGATAGCAATCCAACGTCAACAGCAGATGGGCGACAGAGGCTTATTTATCTTTCCAGATAATCTTGAAAAGTCTAAACACTTTTCGGCTCTGATTCAGATTGATTTGATTCAGAGGATATATGATACAGAACGAATTGAGAAGATAATCAATGAAGATGGAACTTCAGAAGATATCACGCTCAATCTGAGAGAATATAACGGGGTAAATGAGCCAGTCATAGACGAAGAAACAGGAGAGCAGGTAATAGTCAACGATCTATCCAAGGGAACTTACGGGATAGTAATCACATCAGGCCCAAAATCAGCAACGCGCAGATCAGAAACAGTTGATCAGATAATGAGATTAATCGGAGACACACCGTCCGGTGAAGTTGTCGCGGCACTGGCGTTGGATATCATAGTTGACAACATGGACTTAAACAAAGGTGAAGAAGTCAAATCCAGAATAAGAAAATGGATGATTGAGCAGGGAACGGCGGAACCAACAGAAGAAGAGAAAAAGGAAATGGCAGAGAATGCACCGCCTCCACCTCCACCCGACCCGATGCAACAAGGTCTTGTTGACAATATCAACATGCAGACAGAAAAGCTGATTTCAGATATCATGAATAAAGACGCTGACACGCAACGAAAACACATGGATGCATACAAGTCTTCAGTAGATAGTGTTAAGGCACTGATCGAAGCACTTGCTAAAAAAGTTGATGCTGGCGGAAACATTGCACCGGAAGAAGGCGAATTACTGGATGAAGCCGTTGCAATAGCATCAGAGGCAGGAATAGACGTTATGGAAAATCAGGAGATTGGAGACAGCTTGCCGATGGATGCGAAACAACTGGCACAAGCCGGACAAATGCAAGATATTCAATCACCGGAACCAACAGGCCCGGAAGGAGTGCGAGGACCAAACCCATTGCCGGGAATACCGGAAGGATTTGACGAGTAACTAAAGCCCACTGGAGGCAATCCAGCAAAACCCACCATAGAGGTGAGCATGTCAGAGAAAGCTGAAACAACGCTGGAAGAAGATTTGTCAGCGTTAGAGTCGGAATCAGCCCCGATTGAGCCGGGTGAGACACCGGAGATAGAAACTGCTGAACAGGTCGCAAGCCCTGAACTTGATCCGAACGCCCCTGAAACAACAGGTGAGCCGTCGGCTCCAGAGAAAATCGAAAGCACAGAGTCAAGGGATAAAAGAATCGCAGGTTATTATACTGAGAGAGCAAGAGCCGCACAGCTTGAAACTGAACTCGCTGAATTAAAGCAGACTCAGGCGAAGCAACCAGATACACCGGCTCCCAATTATGATGATTTTGACACGGATGCGGAATATTATGCAGCAACGGCAAAATACGAGGCAGGTCAAGCAATTGAAGCCTTTAAAATTGAGCAAGCCCAGGGTCAAGTAAATGACAGTAGGGTAAACGCTCAACAAGGATTTGCTAAAAAAGTAGCAGCTGCAAACATTCCGGGTTATGATGAAAAAGCTAATCTTTTAGCCGAATCTGTTGGGATGCGTCCCGACACAATAGAAGCGTTGTACAGTTTAAAGGGTGACATAGGCCCGAAAATTGTCGCTTATTTGGCTGACAATCTTGATGTAGCTGATGGCATATCACCGGTCGAACTCGGACAACTCTCAGAAAAATTGTCTGCAACTAAACCAGTTCAGCAAACAAAAGCGCCGCCGGTTGTGACCCCTGTAAAAGGAAAAAGTGCAATCGGGAAGAGTCTTGATGATCCTGACGCGGAGTTCTCAATGGATGAAGTTAAAGACATTGTGGGCAAAATGGAGGATTAGCAGGCCAAGGAAGGCGTAACATGCCCCATGGAGGGGGCTTTTTATGTCAAATGCATGGAGAAATACCACACTAATTTTGCAAATGGCTATCATGGCCATGCGGAATTCCTTTGTACTTGCGGACAAGTGCGACAGGCAAGTGGACGAAAAGAATTTATTCACCGGTAAAATCGGTGAAACGGCTTATGTAAAACGACCTATTCGCTTTACTACTTCAGATGATCCGGAAATCACAGAGGGTGATATTACGGATATCGAAGAGGCCACAGTTCCCGTTAATCTGAATTATTATAAGAAGGTTGTTTTCTCTCTTTCCCAAAAAGAGCGATCTTATAATATGACAGACACATACAAATTTCTGCTTGAACCAGCGATGGAACAGATCGCACAGGAAGTTGAGACTTCAATCGCCGCAAATTCCATTTATCTTGCGAATTTCATCGGCACAGCAGGAACAACCCCGTCAACAATGGCGGCTGTCGTTGCTCAAAATACCAGAATGTCAAATCTTGGCGTACCGAATGGCGGAAAGAGGAATGCGTTTTATTCTCCGACTACCAAAGGAAGTCTGGCTGACGGTTTGAAATCTGTGTTTCCGGAAAAAATCGCAAAGGAAGCCATTCAAGAGGCCAATTTCGGCCGATATGGCGGACTGAATTCATTTGAATGTCAGTCATTGAGAGCGCACACGGTTGGTGTTAATACTGGAACTCCTTTGATTGACGGGGCAAGCCAGAGCACAACCTATTCTGCCTCAAAAAACAGCCAGACCCAAACACTGAATACTGATGGGTGGACAGTTTCCCAAACAGGTATCTTGAAAGCGGGTGATAAGTTCACATGCGGTGTTTATGCAGTTAATGATGGAACAAAAGTGTCAACCGGTGAATTGCAGAATTTTACTGTAACCGCTGATGCTGATTCCGATGGTTCAGGTGACGCAACATTCACTATCAGCCCTCCAATCATAATCACTGGACCTTATCAGAACTGTGTTGCTGCACCCGTTGACGGCGCTGCAATTGTGGTACTGACTGGAACCGGTGGAACGGCGTACAAACACAACATGTTTTTCATTCCAGGCGCTATCTCTTTGGTGTTCGGAAGATTGGCAGAAATGGAAAAGGGGACAGGTGTATTGTCTCAGAGACTGACGCATAAAGGCGTTTCAATGTGCTTCAGCAAGGGTTCGGACATTTCAACGAAGAAAACCATCTACAGCCTGGATTGTCATTGGGGTGTAAAAGTTCAAAACCCATTATTCGGCGGTGTTTTAACTGAATAATTAACGGGGTTTCGGCCCCTACACTCCCAGGAGGTAAAAATGTTTAATAGTGAAAATGAAATTGTCGATGACATGACCTCAACCACTGCAACGGCGGAGGTCATCACATGGACAACCAACGAACCGACTGCAAGTTATACCACAACGGTTGCTGATGGTGATGCACCTACCAGCACCGAGATTGGTGTTATCCTGCAGAACCACAATACTCAAATTACCGCCTTGATTACGGAAATTCTTGAACTGCGAACCGCAATCAATTCATAGGAGGTAATTATGGGAATGGAAACAAGGTTTGAAGAGGCCAATACGGCCTTTGCTGTGACATACACAACCAATGAGCCGTCAGTTTCCACAGTGGCAACGGTGGCCGATGGTGATGCAGTTGCGTCAAATGAGATAGGAGCGGTGTTTTTAAATATGCAGGCTCAGATTGATGAGTTAAGAGCCGCTATTAACGCCGGTCTTTAATCAAATGGGGGCGTAAAAACCCCCTCACAAAGAGGAAATCATGGGCAATACAAGAGATCAAACATGGATCTATCATAAAACTGAAGGCAGCAAGATAGTTTTCATGGATGAGGCGAAAGAATGGTTTGATAAAGGTTGGGTTGATACTCCTGCAAAGTTTGGAAAAAAGCAGGAAGTCAAGAAACCGGAACCCGTAGAACAGGTTGCGGAAAAAATTGAAGAGCAGGCCAACCCGGAAAGCATTGATGATGCTTCGGACCTGTCTGATTATCTAAATGAAGAGTATGATCTGAAAACAAATTTCAGGTATGGGCTGAAAAAGCTCAAGGAAATTTTAAAAAGGAAACTGGATGACAACAGCATTAAAGATAATTAAAGCCGGTTTCAGAAAAGCAACTATCAATTCTGGATATAAACCGCTGAATGCCACAGAAACGGCTGATGCCCTGGAAATCCTGAATGATTTGATTATTCAATGGAATTCACAAGGCATATTGACCGGCATTAATCCAGTAACTTCGCTTGATACTGATCTGTTTGAACCGAGATATGCAACCAGGGCAATCAAGCTGCAAGTCGGCGGCGAAATATGCGTTGAATTCGGGAAACAAATTACCCAGGGTTTCGCAGCTATTGCGGCAAGCTCCTGGAATGCCATGTTGACAGTATCGCAACCGGGACAAGATGTTGAATATCCCGAAAATATGCCAATTGGAACCGGAAATTATCAGGATTGCGAGGATGATTATTATTCATTTTTTCCACAGAACACGATTGACAACTTTTAGGCGGCATTATGAAAGATGATAAAATGACAGGGCAGAAAATATTTATTGATTATGCACATCATGAAGTACACGCAGGCAGCCATTTTAATCTGAGTTATTCAGTAGCAAGTATTGGAGCGTTAGCAGCGCCAGACGACATGATGACCCTGAGTTTTAGAACACCAGCTGGTAAAAAGTGTTTACATTTTATTTTTTCCGCTATTTGCAGTTCAGGGGCAAGATTAAGATTTATAGAGGGCAAAACTGGCGGCGGTACGTCACCTACAGGAACTATTCAGAGTTATAACAGCAACAGGAGCAAGAAAAATGTTTCTATTATAACCGATGTCGCCGGGGCAAATGCAGGAAAAGTTTCATATGATGCAACTCTTTTTACAGGTGGGGATTCTCTCGTTGATGAGATAATAGGCGTAGACGGGCAAGGAAAAACGTTTGCTGCTGGTTCGGCAAGATCAGAGCAAGAATGGGTCTTAGCCCCTGACACGTTGTATCAATTATCTTTATACCTGAATGATTCAAAGCCAGGAACTATTCAGGCGTCATGGTATGAACACACCACTTTACAAAATTAATGAAAATACCACTCGGCTTAGGCGCTTACGAATCAGGTTCAATGCCTTTCTCAGCTCAGAGATGCGTAAATATGTACGCAGCAATAGCACAAGATCAGGCATGGAGCGAGGCTGTTTTATTCGGCACACCTGGAATTGTTCAACTGGGAACCGGCGGGGCATTGGGAAGCAATAAGAGCCGGGGAGCCGTTGTAATGGGTGGCGTTCTTTATGTGATCAACGGAACCGCTTTGAACAGTTTCGACAGCTCAGGAACAAAAACAGCACTTGGAACCATAGCAGGAACAAAACGTGTTTCAATTGCTCATAATGGCCTGGTAATGGCGATTGTTGTTCCCGGCGGGCTTGCTTACACATACACAGCAGCCACAACCACGCTGGCCACAATTACAGATGTTAGTTATGTAACTTCTGACACGGTTTCTTTTTCAGACGGGTATTTTATCTACACGCAATCAGACGGTAAAAAATGGTTTACGTCTAATTTGAACACGCCCGGGACAATAGACGCTTTGGATTTTGGAACAGCAGAATTAAGCCCTGATTTGATTGTTGCTGGATTTGCAAACTATGATTATGTTTATATTTTGGGAGAATATACAACAGAGTTATTTCAAAATATCGGCGGAGCCGGTTTCCCTTATCAAAGAATCGAGGGGGCAAGCTATGAAAAAGGCTGTCAT